TACAAAGGTACAAAAAGAAACGAGAAATGGACAAAGAAATCAACGTCAGGGGGTCGATTGTCGCGCTTGAGGTCAACACTAATATAGAGTTTGATCGCAGCGCTGTCAAGACTTCTACTGTGCGAAATGCCGCGTATGCCATCGCCGCAGACACTGGACGCAAGTACATCGTCAACATCGTCGATCCGGCCACTGTCCGCGTAACACGCACGTATTAAATTAAGGTATAGGTATGATGACAACAACCTGCCCGCCGGTCAAAGACTACGACCAGCTGCCCGTAATGAAGACCTGCAAGGTACTTGAAATTTGCCGCACGACGCTCGCAAAGTACGAGAGCCTGGGGTACATCAAATCAACGGTCAACCAGATGGGGCGCAAGCTCTATTTCGGCCGCGAGATCAAGCGCTGTTATCGTGCCGTCCGTAACGCTTAAATCCACAACAACAATGGACAAGTTCGATTATTTCATCCACAAGGGCCTCGCCTGGGTATGGCTCGCCCTTCTCATCGGCTGCGCCGTCGGCGTTTTCTTTGGTGCCTGGTGGCACTTCTTCACGGGGCTTATCAGCTGGGTTATGTACCGCTGCTGCCTGGATTCTGCAAAAGAGGCTGAACGCGATGCAGACATTATCAAAAAGTGAATTTGAAGCCCTCAAAGAGGACTACCGGCGTATGCGCGAAGAAATGCGGTCGCACTACAACCCTATGGGCCTTATGACGGTAGTCTCTTTCGGGGATTCGCAAACAGTTGAGACCTATGAGACCTTGGCGAAATAAGAACGCTGGGATTCACCCGCAGGATCCGGCTTATGATGACAGCTACGATCCCGAAGCCGACTACGACGCATACCTGGACGCTTGCGAAGAGCGCGAAGAAAGGCGCAGAGAGGAGGGTTGGTGATGCTTGAGCCCTGGGAAAGACGCATCGTCGAAGCTATCAAGAGCTGCGAGACGATCACCCTCAACATTGTCACGGGGGGGGGTGAATACATAGAGCTCAAAGTCAAGCCGGACCAGCGCAAGCTCAAGCACGACATCGCCCTGGCGGTGCAGGATGCTTGCAACCGAAAACGGACTTTCAGTGTTGGTAAGAAGATATCCGGGTGTTGATTACCGTTTCACGCTAACGTCGCATGGTGGGGGCCGCAGGCCCGGACGGCCCCCTCGCGACATGGACGCAGTGCCGACAGGCAGGCAAGGGGATTCGAGCTCCCCCGGCGCACCAAGCAAGGCGGAAAGCTGTAAGACCGCATCAAATAACAGTACACATCATGGATGAGAAGAAAACCTACATCATCAGTCAGGCTGACAGCCTGACGGCAATCGACAGGGCCCAGGCGGATTCCCAGATTGCCACCGCCCACCAGTGGCCGCGCAACATCACGACGGCCATCAACAACATCCTCACGGCCGCGACCATTGACACGGAGACGGCAGAGGAATGCTTCTACGCGCTGCGCCGCCGCAACCCGGACGGCACGACGAACATCATCGAGGGGCCGTCCGTGCGCCTCGCGGAAATCGTAGCCTCCAGCTGGGGCAACCTCCGCGCAATGACGCAGATCGTCGCCAACGACGGCAAGACCATCACCGCCCGGGGCGTGTGCTGGGACCTCGAAACGAACCTCGCCATCTGCTGCGACGTCAAGCGCCGTATCACCGGCAAGAACGGCCAGACGTTCAGCGAGGACATGCAGATTGTCACCGGCAACGCCGCCGCCGCAATCGCCCTGCGCAACGCCATATTCAAGGTCGTTCCTATGGGCCTGCTGAAAAAAGCAGTCTCCCAGATCAAGGACGTGGCCCTCGGCAAGGCCATCGACCTGGAGACTTCCCGCCGCAACTGTCTCGCCAACTACGCAAAGGCTGGCGTGACGCCCGAAATGATCTACGCCTACTTCGACATCAAGAGCGTCGAAGAACTGGACCGCGAAAAGCTGTTCGAGCTGAAGGCGACCTGGCAGGCAATCAAGGAAGGCAGTACAACGGTCAAGGAGGCTTTCATCGACCCCGTGGACGAGCGCCGCAAAATCCAAGAGGCGAAGGATAAGATGGCCGCAGCCCGTGAACGCGCTCAGAAGGCCGCAGATCGCCAGGGCCGTGCGAAGACCGCCCAGGCAGAGCCCGCACCCGCACCCGAAGCCGCGCCCGCACCGCAGGCAGAGCCTGCCGCCGACCCGGAGACCGGCGAAATGTTCCCCGCAAACGAATAAATCCACAACAACACTATGGCATACACTATTGTCCGTCCCGAGAACCGGGACAAGTGGCTTGAGCTTCGCGCCGCCGGTATCGGCTCATCCGAAGTCTCGACCATCATGGGGTACAACCCCTTCGAAACCCCCTACCAGCTCTGGCGCCGCAAGATGGGCATCGACCCGCCCGTCGAGGAAAACTACGCGATGAAGCGCGGCCACTTCCTCGAAGACGCAGTGGCGCAGTTCTACGCAGACGCAACCGGCCGCGAGATCATCAAGCGGTCCGCCGTTGACTGGCTCATCTACAACAATGACAAGCCCTACCTGCGCGTGTCCCCGGACCGCACCTTCTGGATTCCGGACCGCCCCAAGAGCGACCGCAACAAGGGCATCGTAGAGTGCAAGACCACCCTCATGGAGGTGGACAAGCAGCAGCTCCCGATGCACTGGTTCTCGCAGCTCATCTACCAGCTCGGTGTGGCTGAACTTGAGTTCGGCTCTATCGCCTGGCTGTCCGGCCGCATGGATTTCGACTACTGCGATATGGAGTTCGACGCGGATTTCTTCAAGTTCATGACCGAAGAAGTCGATAAGTTCTACATCGACAACATCCTCGGCAAGCAGGAGCCCGCCTCCTACAACGTGGACGACGTTATCCTTAAATACCCGCGCCACCTCGAAGGCAAGTTCATCGAGGCCGACGAGCAGATGGCCGAATCCATCAAGCGTCTGAAAACCATCAAGGACGAGCTCGCCGCCCTGGACGGAGACAAGAAGATGATCGAGGAGGAAATCAAGATGGCGATGGCCGACTGCGAGGCCGTGACGGCCCCCGGCTCGACCCTCAAGCATCCGATGGTCCTCTGCACGTGGCGCGCCGCCAAGGACAGCGTGAAGTTCGACGAGAAGAAGTTCGCGAAAGAGAACCCCGAGCTGTACGCCAAGTACCAGTTCACAGCCCCCGGCTCGCGTCGCTTCCTGATCAAGTAGGAGGGCCTTCCCATGCTTATGAATCTCATCGGGTCGATCTGCCTGTCGGATATCCCGAAGGAATTTATCCGGATCGGCAAGGACGGCAAGAAATACTTGCCGGTCTATATCGGGCAGCGCCGCCAGCCTTCGCAGTACGGTCACACGCACTTCGTCAAGGTGTACGTGCCGAAAGACCGCCGCGAGGAGGGCGTGGAATACTTCATCGGCGAAGCGAAGCCGAGCGACTACCAGACGCAGCAGACGCGCGTCATGGCGGGCGCAGAGGCTTACGTCCAGCAGCAACAGGGGCGGCAATACCAGCAGCAGCCGCAGTACCAGCAACCGCAGTACGGACGGCCACCGCGGCAGCCGCAGCCCCAGCCCCAGCCCCAAAGTCCCGGGCGCCAGTCCTTCGACGTGGAGGACGAAACCGGGGACCTGCCGTTCTGAAACCCTGGCGGCGCGCTGGCAAAAGAGGGGCGCGCCGTCGGAACGGCAACGTACATTGTTTTAATGGATAAGAATTGTGAACGCCCCCGGTTCACCCTCTCCGGGGACTTTCACGAAACGAGAAAAAGGAATGGAATACAAACTGAGAGACTACCAGCAGGCCGCATCGGATGCCGCCGTCAGCTTCTTCTCGCGAAAGAGGAGCAAGAAAAACGGCATCATCGTCCTGCCTACGGGGTCGGGCAAGAGCTTGGTGATTGCAGACATCGCCCATCGGCTCGGCGTCCCGGTTCTCATATTCCAGCCGTCGAAGGAGATATTGGAGCAGAATTTCCTCAAGATGTGCAGCTACAACGTCATGGACGTGGGCATCTTCTCGGCTTCGGCCGGGCAGAAGGAAATCAGTAAGATCACCTTCGCCACCATCGGCAGCGTCATCAACTGTATTGACCGCTTCCGCATCTTCCGGCACGTCATCATTGATGAGTGCCACCTCGTCAATTCACAGGCGGGGATGTACCATGATTTCATCGAGGCGATGGACTGCAAGGTCATCGGGCTCACCGCCACCCCTTACAGGCTCCATACTGACGCACTCGGCTCCGTCCTCAAGTTCCTCACCAGGACGCGCCCCCGCATTTTCCATGAGGTCATCTATCATGTCCAGGTGCAGGCGCTCAAGGAGCGCGGCTACCTGGCCGACCTTCAGTATTTCAATCTCAGGGTGATCGACCGCTCGAAGCTGCGCCTGAACAGCACGGGCAACGACTACACCGATGTTTCGCTCCGCAAGTATTACCGCGAGAGCAACTTCAACGACACGCTGGAGGGATATGTCCGCAGGCTCCTCGCCAAGCGGTCGTCCATCCTCGTCTTCACGCGCTTCGTGGAGGAGGCCCAGAACCTCGTCAAATCCTTCGGGAGCAGGGCGGCGGTAGTGGAGGCCACCATGCGCAAGAAAGACCGCGAGAGGATCCTTTCCGCGTTCAAGGCGGGGGAAATCAACGTGGTCGCCAACGTCGGCGTGCTGACTACCGGCTTCGACTATCCGGAGCTGGACACTATCGTCATCGCACGCCCTACGATGTCGCTATCGCTCTGGTATCAGATGGTCGGGCGCGCCATCCGTCCCTACACCGGAAAGCTCGGCTGGATCGTCGATTTGGGCGGCAATTACGAGCGTTTCGGCAAGGTGGAGGACCTGGTTATGAAACCGGCGCCGGAAACCGGCCTGTGGGCCATTTTCAGCGGCGAACGCCAGCTTACCAATGTCTATACGAACAGGGAGAGGTAGAGGTTATGGCACGGTGGATAAAGATATACGACGGACTGCTTGACTGGGGCTGGCATACCAGGCCCGAGATGGTCAGCCTATTCGTGCATCTGCTTCTGAAGGCGAACGTCAAGGACGGCCATTTCGAGGGGTTTGAGGTCAAGCGCGGCCAGCTCGTCACCAGCAGGAAGGAGCTTTCCATCCTGACGGGCATTTCTGAGCAATCCATTCGCACCTGCATCAATCATCTGAAAAACACTGGAGAAATCGCTATAAAATCAACCAAGCGATTTTCTATTATAACTATCTGCAAATACGATAGTTACCAAGCCAAAAAGGAGAGCGCCAACCAGCCGACTAACCAACAACCAACCAACAACCAACCAACACCTAACCAACGCCTAACCACAAGTATAGAATATAAGAAAGAAGAATATAAGAGAGAAGATATAAATAAACCTTCTTCTTCTTTATCTTCATCTCCCTGGGCGGATCTGACGCCCGCCGAACAAAAAGAAGAAAAATTTTTATTTTTTGAAATTTTCTTTTTCAAGAATTACAACCAGCTGAACGAGGAGGTTGACAGGTTCGTAGCCGCCAACAACTCGACACTCTGGACAAGGGGAAACGGCAAGCCATACGCCACGCGCGCGCAACGTGTAGCGCTGGCCGAGCTCTGGAAGCAGAAACCGGCGCAGGATCCGAGAATCCGTATCAACGGGTTCCTCACCGCCTGGAAAAGATGCTACGAGCGCTGCAAGTCCGAGAGCCCCGACATCGCGAAATTCTTCCTCAACTCCCGGACAACATGCGAGACCAGCAGGACGGTCGGCCATGACCACGAACTGATGGTGCGCGCCCGAAAGGAGGCGCTTGACTGGCTCGCCCAGGACGACGACCACCGCGAGATGCTTCTGGGGCCGCTTCGGATGCTCGCCCAGGCTTACGGGAAAGAGGAAATCAAGTTTTACAATCTCAGATGACGCATTATGATCACGAACTTTGAAGACTACACCGCGACGCTCACCACATACGAGCGCGACATGCTGGTCCCGCTTCTTGCGGCCTACCTCAAAACGAGGGTCGGAGCGAAATACGCCGTCCGCAACAAGGAAATGTGCAGGATGTTCACGGAGAAGGGCTATCAGGGCCTCACCGAAGCTCGTGTCCGCAAGTGCATCAACTACATCCGGATCAACGGCCTCGTGCCGCACCTCATCGCCAACTCCCACGGTTATTTCTGCGCCACGAGCATCGAGCAGGTGGAGACCTACATCGAGAGCCTCGACCAGCGCGCGAAGGCCATCTGGGCCATGCGGTCGGCGCTGAACCGCGAGCTGTCCGGCAAACTGTTCCTGTAAATCCACGACAACACAATGAGAAAGCTGCTCTACATCGACCTATTCTGCGGCGCCGGGGGAACGTCCACCGGCGTTGAGGCGGCGACGCTGGACAACCAGAAGTGCGCCCACGTCATCGCCTGCGTCAACCACGACCCGCACGCCATCGCCTCCCATCTCGCGAACCATCCGGAAGCGAAGCACTACACCGAGGACATCCGTACCCTGGACCTTACGACGCTGGTGGAACACACGGCCCGCAAGAGGGCCGAGAACCCCGGCTCGTTGCTCGTCCTCTGGGCCAGCCTTGAATGTACCAACTTCTCCAAGGCCAAGGGCGGGCAACCCCGCGACGCCGACAGCCGGACCCTCGCCGAACACCTGTTCCGCTACGTCGAGGCGCTCAACCCGGACTATATCCAGATCGAGAACGTCCGGGAGTTCATGATGTGGGGCGACCTCGATGAGAACGGCAAGCCAATCAGCAGGGATGCAGGGCGGCTTTACCTCCGCTGGGTGCGCAATATGTGCTCACGCGGCTATGACTTCTCTCACAGGGTACTGAACTCCGCCGACTTCGGAGCCTACACCTCCCGCGAGCGTTTCTTCGGGATATTCGCCCGAAAGGGCCTGCCTATCGTCTTTCCCGAACCGACGCACAGCAGGACTGCGGGCTCCGATTTGTTCGGCGACATGAAGCCCTGGAAGCCGGTGCGAGAGGTGCTGGACCTCGAAGACTGCGGGCGCAGCATCTTCCGCGAGAAGCCGCTTTCCGAAAAGACACTCCAGCGGATTTATGCCGGCCTGATAAAGTTCGTGGCCGGTGGAAAGGATGCTTTCCTCGTGAAGTTCAACTCCATGAGCCGCAAGGGCGTCTATCACGCACCCAGCATCGACGCTCCCTGCCCGGTGGTCGCAGCCCAGAACAGGCTCGCCCTGGCGAAGGTCAGCTTCCTGTCGAAGCAGTTCTCCGGCAACCCTGACGAGAAGAACATCAGCATCGACGGCCCTGCCGGTACAGTCACCTGCATAGATCATCACGCCTTCATTACCGCCTACTACGGGAACGGAGGCAACACGCCCATAGACCAACCCGCGCCCACCGTCACCACGAAGGACCGGCTCGGATTCGTCAAGATGCAGTTCATGGACCAGCAGTACGGCACCGGCCGTCCGGCCTCCATCGAGAAACCGGCCGGGACCGTCACGACCAACCCGAAGCTGAACCTGATTTCCGTCAAGCCCTGGATCATGGACACGAGCTTCGACAATGTAGGCAGCTCCATCGACGAGCCCTCCCGCGTCATCACGGCCAACCACAAGTGGCACTACCTCGTGAATCCGCAGTTCGCCTCCGCCGGCGCATCCATTGACAAGCCTTGCTTCACGCTCATCGCCAGGATGGACAAACGCCCTCCCTACATCGTCACGGCAGAGACCGGTCCGACCATCGTCGTATATGACAACGACAGCCCGATGACGGTCAAGATCAAGGAGTTCATGTCGATGTACGGAATCAGCGATATCTGCATGAGGATGCTCAACATCACCGAACTGAAGAAGATTATGGGCTTTCCCGGCGACTACGTGCTCGTGGGTACCCAGACTGAGCAGAAGAAATACATCGGGAACGCGGTGGAGACGCACATGGCCTGCGCCCTGTGCTCCTGCCTCTCCCGGGAACTCAACCGCATCGCCTCCTGACTATGGCACACTACTACGACGAGAAGACGCCCCAGTGTGAGGGCTGCGGATGGTTCGGGCACGACACATACCCGACCGGGGAGCTGGCCGGTCAGACCTATGAGCGGTGCGGCCTTCACGGGTACATCCTGCACCGGCGGACGGATGAGAGGTGCGAAGACGCCCAGTCTCCCAGGACGGTCGATCTCTTCATCAAGAACCTGGCGAAGAAATCGAAGGTCGCCTACACCTACAACCGCGAGAAGGGCGGGATTGAATTGCCCCGCATAGGGATATAATAATATATGTAATATGATTCTTTTACAAAAATTCTGACAATTGTTGCAAATGTCAAATAATAGTGTTACATTTGCCCTTGAAACGACAAACGAACGTATTACATGAAACGGATCAACACAAAGTATTACATCGACTACATCTGCAAGAACGTAGGTGGCAGCATCGAAGCCTATCATCAGCTTGTCAGGGCGAAAGACGAAGCAATCCTGTACGCGAACGAGAGCCTTGACAACGTATTTCTGCACTGCTTTCACGCAGGTATCAACAAGAGCAACGTAACGATTCTATGACACACGCGCACATCACCCGAAACGAAGACGGCAAGTTCAATGTCCAGCTGCTCGTAGATGGCTGGTATTGCGGCCGTGGCCGGTTCTGCCGGTCCATCGAAGAAGCGAGGGATTACGCAAACAAGGTGGCCGACTACACGGTCGAAGACCTGCCAGAGAACGCGCAAGTATATGTCTATTAAAACCATATCAAGATGAAAGAAAAAATCGAAATTGAAGTCTCCAGGCTTCGCGAAATCTACAACGATGGCGACGCGGCAACCCGGTCGCTCCTCGAAAGCCTTTACGGCAGCGAGATCTTCCAGCTCTCTGACGAAGAAATGTACAAGAAGCTCCTGCTGCTCATTGAGGACTACGGCACTACCGAGCTTCTTGTCTGGGCCGAGAAGCGCGTCCAGATAGACGAGGCTCCCAAATCTTCCGCCGTGGCTCCCTGGCCGGTCAAGGATCCGGACGGCAAGGTCATCGGCGTAGGCGTTCCCATCATCAACAAGGTTTTCTTCTTCGACGACATCCCCGAAGATGACAAAGAAATGACCTGGGACGATGCGATGGCATTCGCCAAAGAGCGCGGACGTGAACTGCTCCCGAAGCGAGAACTGATGTTCTGCTTCTTCTTCAAAGACGAAATCAACGCCATCGCAGAAGAAGCCGGTTATCCGGACTTTCTGCATGGATGGGTCTGGAGTTCCACCGAGTACAGCACCACCCTCGCTTGGTACGTGAGCTTCGATTCAGGCTACGTCAACTACTACAGCTACAAGTATAACACCATCGGCGTCGTCCGGCCTGTGGCAGCATTATAACCTTTGGCCTTTTACCTATGCCCCGGACCGTTTCAGGGGACGGGGCATCATCCACAACAACAACCGTACATGAGCAAGAGAAAAGACAAATACATTGAGTTCCTTGAGAACAAGATGGCAATCAGCAGCCAGAGCGGGTTTGATATCCGCGAGGACGAGCTGACCCCTTCCCTGTACCCACACGTCCGCGATACGGTAAGATGGGCTATTAGGGGGGGGCGTCGTGCAATCTTTAGCAGCTTCGGTATGCAGAAGACGGTCACACAGCTTGAAATCCTCCGGATCATCATTTCCCGCGAAGGCGGGAAGGGCCTCATCGTCTGCCCCAAGCGGGTAGTCGTGGAGTTCGTCGAGCAGGGCCGCAAGTGGCTGGGCCTGGATGTCCGCTACGTCCGCACGATGGAGGAGGTCCGGGCCTGCCCCACGGACATCATGATCACCAACTATGAGCGCGTCCGCGACGGGGAGCCGGGTGTCCGCATCGACCCCAACTACTTCATTGCGACATCGCTCGACGAGGCTTCCGTCCTCCGTGGCTACGGGACAAAGACCTTCCAGGAGTTCATGCCCCTGTTCTCGGGCGTGAAGTACCGCTTTGTCGCCACGGCAACACCGTCCCCGAACCGCTTGAAGGAGCTCATCCATTACAGCGGCTACCTGGGCGTGATGGACACCGGCCAGGCCCTGACGCGATTCTTCAAGCGCGATTCCACAAAGGCCAACAACCTCACACTCTACCCCAACAAGGAGACGGAGTTCTGGCTGTGGGTTGCGACGTGGGCCCTGTTCCTGACGAAGCCCTCCGACCTTGGCTATCCCGATGACGGCTACGAACTTCCGGAGCTTCGCGTACACGAGGAGGTCGTCAGCGTGGACCACTCGACGGCCGGCGCAGACCAGGACGGGCAGATCAAGATGTTTCGCGACGCTGCCCTCGGCCTGAATGCAGCCGCGAAGGAGCGCCGGGACAATATGCCGGAGAAGATTGCCCGCGTGGTCGAAATCATCAACCGGCCCGAAAATCGAGACGACCATTTCCTGCTCTGGCACGACCTTGAAGATGAGCGTCACGCCCTCTGCAAGGCCATCCCCGGATGCAAGGCCGTCTATGGCTCCCAGGACGAAGATGAGGCCGACAGGAACGTGCTGGACTTCAAGAACGGCGACCTCAAGTACCTGGCCGCGAAACCGGAAATGCTTGGAGAGGGGTTGAACTTCCAGTACCACTGCCACAAGGCCATCATGTTCATCGACTACCGCTTCAACGACAAGTTCCAGGCGATCGCGCGAATCTACCGCTTCATGCAGACGCATCCCGTGGATCTGTACCTCGTCTATGCCGAATCGGAGCAGGAGATTTACAAGAGCTTCATGGCGAAGTGGGCCCAGCACGAGAAGACGGTGGAGAAGATGGCCGACATCATCCGGACGAACGGCCTGTTCGGTCTGGACGTGAAGCAGAAGCTCATGCGGTATATGTTCTCCCAGAGGGACGAGGTGAAGGGCGAGACTTTCACGGCCATCAACAATGACAACGTGCTCGAATGCAAGACGATGAAGGATTGCTCCGTGGACCTTGTTGTGACCTCCGTCCCCTTCTCGAACCACTACGAATACACGGCCAGCTACAACGATTTCGGCTTCAACGAGGACAATGATGAGTTCTTCAAGCAGATGGACTTCCTCACGCCGGAACTCCTCCGGATCCTGAAGCCCGGCCGTCTCGCCTGCATCCACGTCAAGGACCGCATCCTGTTCGGGAACGCCACTGGGGACGGTATGCCGACCGTGGACCCGTTCAGCGACATGTGCGTATTCCACTACATGAAGCACGGCTTCCGCTACATGGGGCGCATCACCATCGACACGGACGTCGTGCGCGAAAACAATCAGACCTACCGCCTGGGCTATACGGAGATGTGCAAGGACGGCTCCAAGATGGGCGTCGGTTGCCCTGAATACGTCCTGCTATTCCGCAAGCTGCCGACCGACACGACCCGCGCATACGCCGATGTGCCTGTCGTGAAGGACAAGAAGGAGTACAGCCTTGCCCGCTGGCAGATCGACGCGCACGCCGACTGGAAAAGCGACGGGAACCGGCTGATTACCTTCGATGACGTCCGGGGTATGGACATCGGCGGCATCCATCGCTATTTCCGTAAGTTCTCCGAGGAGCATATCTACAACTACGAGGCCCACGTGGCATTCGCCGAGATGCTGGAGGAATACGGACGGCTCCCGAAGACGTTCATGGCCGTGGACCCGGCCAGCCATAAGGACCACATCTGGGATGATGTCGTCAGGATGCGCACCCTCAACTCCCGCCAGTCGCAGAAGAACCTTCAGATGCACGTCTGCCCCTTGCAGCTGGATATAGTAGAGCGCTTGATTGAGCGGTATTCCAACAAGGGCGAGGTCGTGTTCGACCCGTTCGGCGGCATCGGGACGGTCCCCTATTGCGCCGTCAAGATGGGCCGTTTCGGGCTCTCTACGGAGCTTAACGCCGACTACTGGAGGGATGGACTGATTTACCTGCGCGAGGCCGAATCCGACCGCCTTTCCCCCAATCTCTTTGACTTTATCGACAACCAATAAAACAGTTTCAAACCATGAAAGCAATTATCGCAATTCTCATTCTTGCACTGGCCGTCGTGTCCGTGCTCCTGTATCTCAGGACGAAGCAAGTGAAATCCCTGACATCCGAGTACGAAAATGCCCGGAATCAGTGCGACAAGATCGCCGTCGAGTACGCCAACTACAAGAGGCGCTTTGTCCGCCTGTGTGCAGGAAGGCCGAAGAACCTGACCGCCCAGGCCCTCGCGATGAAGTTCTCCAACCTTCTGGACGGCTTCTTCACCGTGGACGGAGACAACTGCTACCTGGACGTAATGACCCCCCGAAAAGAGCGATGAAGACAGCGACGTTCATTGAGAAAGTACGCAAGATGCGGGAGAACCAGAAGGTCTATTTCAGGACCCGCCAGGCGTACTACAAGGACGAGAGCATCCGCCTCGAAAAGGAGGTGGATGCAGAGCTCGCCCGCCGGGAACCCGGCCTGTTTGACGACGGCCGTGACGAGAAGATGCGCCGGCAGACGCTGTTCTGGCTGAAAGCCAAGCGCGGGCAGCTTGCGCAGGAAGGGCAGAAGACCGACATGATTGATGCGGTCATCGAATGGAACGAGGAACAACTTAAAGCAGAAGAAAGATGAGTTTCAAGGAAGAAACCAGGCAAGCTGCCGAAGCGGCATGGGCGCAGATCAGCATCACCAACATGGACGATAATGCCCTCCAGATGTTCGAAGCGGGAGCCCGCCACGAGTTGCAGAAGCAAACCGCCAGCGAATACTGCGGCCACCGCAAGCGCACCCCGAAAGAGATTCACCAGGAACTGTTCAAGGACGTTCCCCTGGAGGAATATGGCGAGAAGCTGCGCCTGCTTGAAGAACTGATGGCCGGTTGTACCCTGGAGATGCTTCACTACAAGACCGAGCTCTACAAGCGCAACACCCGCGAGGTTGAGGACTTCAAGCGCCGCTATGAGGAGGACATGAAGAAGAAGGTCGCCAAGGCGCGCGCCGAGGCCATCGGTGTCCTGGATGCGGTTGCCGCGATGCTCAACAATTCCGACGGCGGTACGCACCGTATGAAGGAGTTCTACGCCCGGTCCATGATCCGCTTCATCAAAGACGCGAAGGTCAACCTTGAAGCGGAGTTCTCCACCGATGATTTACCGTTCTGACTATGGATAAGGACCAGAGAAAGGCAATCCGCCAGGACATAGCGAAGTCCACCATTCCCGAGCAGCTGAAGGTGTTGTACCTCATGGCCAACGCCACGGAGATACTCTCGCAGCAGTCGTTCCAGCGCATCCGCGCCGTCTTCGCCCGGCACGGCCTGGTGACGAAAGAGAACGACCTTCTGACCGGTATCAACCAGTATTGCAAGCTCATCAAGATGGCCTCTTTCCAGTTCTTCAACAGGATTGACCCGCAGATCATCAACGCAACCTGGGGGATGAACCGGGACGAAGACAATCCAGATGCTCCCGGGAACACCGGCGCGCTCGACGGGTTCAACGAAGACGCCAACGAGATTTGCCGCCTGGTCCTGCTCTACATCGACCGCACGGCCAGAAACAACGAAGCCTTTGCGAAGGTATTCAAGACGCTCCGGCAGCTTCCGTCCGCCGGGCTGATCAACGACAGTGATATTGCAAGATTCAAAATGAAGTGATATGAAAGAAGAAACCATTACCAAAGTTCTTGAGGTCCGCAGGGCCATCAACGAACAATACGTCCAGCTCCTCTACATCGAAGCGGAGACGGAACAGGATGAAAAGGACCTCGCCACTCTCAAGGGAATGCTCTCCGGCGCCCGTGGGGTCCTGGAGGGATATGCAGAAAGACTTATCAAGGAATCCAGATAGCCATGAAAGTAGCAAAAGCCGACAAAGATGAGTTCGCCCTGGTGGCCGGGTTCATCAACCCTATGGAGGCATTATTCGACACAAGAGGCTTTTTCTCGCAGGAAGAATGCTGGAGGGACTGGAATGATGACGACGAAGACAAGAAGTTACTTCTGGAGATTGAGGAAGAACTGAAATACTCAGAGGGCGATCCTGTGGATAACCGCCTCATCCTGTTTGAGTTCATCAAGCGCAAGTGGCGCAAGGCGAATCATCACGGCTCCTTTGGCCGTATCGTCTGCGACTGCGAGGTGCTGATTGACAATGTATGCGACCCGGACCTGGACTATCTGGAGTACAAACCGGAGATCAAGGCTGCAATAGAACTATACGAGAAATCAAAATGAAAAAGTACGCATTGATATTCAAGTGCCCGACCTGCGGGAAGGTCGTGAAGGCCATCGCCTTCAATATGCTGGCAAAGCGTGACATCGCCGCCGAGTGCGCGGCTGATATCCGTGACAGCCTGGAGCACCAGCTTGTGCCGGAAGTCATCGAGAATCCCGAGAACAACTTCGAGTGGTGCGACTGCAAACCGGAGCCATGACCGAGAAGTTTATCAAACGACACTGCGAGAACTGCGAGTTTCGCATCTGGGACCCCACGGACGGCAAGATGCTCGGATGTGGCGAGATCGACGACGAAGGAGGGCGCTATACCGAAATAGAGCATCTGGAATACTGTAAAAAAGGATGGAAGAAATGAATACGAGTGAATTGCAAATCGGAGACTGGGTGTATAACCACCACCACAAGAAGAATATCAAGATTACGCCATACGACTTCTTCACGCACGGGCATTTGAACGGATACCAGTTTGTTCGGGAGAATGCGCAACCCTGCCTTGGACGAGACCTTGAGCCTATTCCTATCACGGCAGAGATCCTGGAGAAGAACGGCTTTATCCGCAAGCATCCCGAATCCGAGAAGCGCGCATACTGGATCCTGCGCGTTGCGGGAGGGAACATCAAGGTGAAGCGCAACTGGGGGTATTTCTACTTTGAAGTGACCGGCACGCCGCTGGAGATGGGAATGTTCCTCCCGCACTTCGAGGGCCACCTGGCCTTTGTCCATGAATTGCAGCACGCCCTTCGGCTATGTAGGATTCAAGACGAGATAAAGCTATGAAGAAGATCATGTTCACCGACGACCTGACGAAGGCCGTCCTGGAAGGAAGAAAGACCATGACGCGCCGCATCATGGCCGTCCAGACCGACGATATGTGCGCAAAGCTCCAGCTTGACGAACAGGGCCGTTTGTATTGGCGGCTGGCTGGCGATGCCGGTTTTCCCGAAGGTGGCCGATTCTTTCGTCCGCCTTTCGAGGCGAACACCATCGTCGCCCTGGCACAGCGGTACTCCGACATCGTAGTCCAGGACCCCAGCCTCGAAGACGTGCTCAACAAGCGCCTGCACCTCGAAGACGCTCCCGGCTGGAGCAACAAGATGTACGTCGCATCCGAGCTGATGCCGCACCAGATCCGCGTCAATTCCTGGAGGGTCGAGCGCTTGCAGGACATCACCGAGGAGGACTGCCTGCGTGAAGGCATCTACGAGGTACCGTTCTGCGCTTGGGGCTGGGAGGATAATGGCGCGAACTTCGAGACGCCGCGCGAGGCGTTCGCCGCGCTCATCAACCTGATTTCAGGCAAGGGCACCTGGGAGCGCAACCCCTGGGTGTGGGTGTTTGACTTCAACCTCGTCCGATAATGAGAGATATTCATTGCGGCCAGTGCGGGAAGTTCCTGTTCTCCACCGATAAGCCCGACGGCGCCGCAGCTGCCGAGGCTTCAGATCATGGCGTCATTTCCAAGATGCCACTCTTGTTTGGCATTCCTGGAGTATTCTTCTTCTGCGGAAAGGATTGTTGCAAGCAGTGGTTTCAAGAGCACGTTTCCGAGCAGGAGAGAAAGGACGGCAATGAGCGCCTCCAGAAGGTCAAGGATTCGATGGAGGCAGGGAAACCGGCTCTTATCGCCGGGTTGCAGCGCATCCATCAGGCCGGTGAGAGATTCAAGAGCCTTAACCCGCATATTCGTTCCGAAATGACGAACGGCAGGCGCTACTATATGCCGGTCGTCAATGGGCGCGACATTTCTGAAACCTGGTTCTTCACGAAAGAGGGGGCGATGAGAGAACTTATGAACTATCTGAAAAACAGCGTTTCCGTCAAGGGCGTCGAAAAATAGACCGGAAAGTAATATGGGAATCCAATTCGCTAAACCCGGATTCGAGTACACCGAAGAATCCATCCGCAAGGTCCTGAACGTGGAGTACCTGTCCAATCCGAAGTACCTCGTCCACAACCTCTATGTGTTTGAGTGGGAGAGCGACTACCTCGCAAGGACCAGGTCCGGGTACTGGTATGAGGTGGAGATCAAGATAAGCCTGTCAGACTTCAAGAATGACTTCAAGAAGAAGGAGAAGCATGAGACATTGAGGACAGGCAGGTATCAGCCGCGATGGGGCATCTACCGAGTTGACGGCCTTCGTCCGAACTACTTTGCCTACTGCGTCCCGGAGCCACTTGTCGCCAAGGTGGAGCGCCTCGTCCCTGAATATGCAGGTCTTTTCGGCGTGAGCGAATATGGCCATCTCATCCAGCACAAGGGAATGCCGCGACTGCACTCCGAGAAATTGACCGATGAGCAGCTCAAGCTCGCAGAGAAGTTCTACTACAACTGGGCGGAGCAGGTCAGGAAAAACCGCGAGCACGATGCGATTGTCAAAGAGTTCCAGAGGGAAATATCCTTCCTGAAAGCAGAGTTCAAGGCCGCAACCGGCTATGATATAAGAGAATGCTATTAACAAAACACATCTATGGAAGTCAAACTTGAAGAAATTTTATTCGGCGTCGTCAAGGCCAGCGAGAACGCAACAATGTTCGTTTCCGGCATCCGGGGAGAGCGTGACTTCGCGGCCTGCGTCCAGACGCTTGAAAGGGCCATGCGGGAAAACTCCTCCATCCGTGACCTCGTAATCTTTTCCATCATCCCGGTGCTCCACGAGAACCGCGAAGCGATGGACCGCTACACCCAGGCAGAGCTGGCGTACATCGACAGCGCCAATGAGAACCGGCCGAACATCCCCGGTACTGACAACAAATTCAAAAGCTGAACGATATGGAAAAAGATACCATCATCCTGAACGATGAGACCAAGGACATGATCCGGTCGGTCGTTTTCGCAGACCGCCTCACGTCACTCATCAAGACCATTACCCAGAGAGGCGGGCTCCGCACCATGATACGGGCCAGGGCGCTTGCCCTGACCGATCTGAAGGGTCGTGGGCTTCTTGAACCGAAAACCTTCGCAGAGAGCTACATCGCGGTACTGGAGAAACGCTCCGACCTTCCCAGAAGCCGCCGCGACGTCATCGAAATGCTCGGGAACACGGTCCTGGACAGCATCGCCCCCGGCGGAAAGTGGGAGGAGCAGAAGGGTTGACGGCTATGGATATCTCGAACTTCAAGCGCCAGTCCTTCGACTACATCATCGGCATCGACCCCGACGTCGATAAGAGCGGCATTGCCTTCATCGAGAGAAAGACCCGGCGCGTCACAGTTGACACGCTCCCGTTCCCGGACCTCATCGAGACCATCGTCAGGACGCGGGACCTGGTGAAGGAGCAGGGCGGCAACCTTCTCGTCGTGATGGAAGCCGGATATCTGAACCGGAGCAACTGGCACCTGGACCCGAGAGACAGCAAGGCCGTAGCCGCCGCCAAGGGGGTGAGCGCCGGCCGGAACCATCAGACCGGCCACCTCATCGCCGAAATGTGCCGCCACTATGGCGTGGTGCTCCAGGAGGCCCGCCCGCTCCCAAAGAGCTGGCACGGCCCCGACCGGAAGATCACGCACGAAGAAATCACGTACTTCATGGGGCCGATCCGGCACACGAACCAGGAGGGACGGGACGCCGCCCTTCTGGCATGGATTCACGCCGACCTCCCCATAAGGGTAAAGCCAATCAAATAAACGCGAATTATGGAAATAGACATCAAGAAACTCAATGAGTTGAAGGATATCCGCAAGCGCCGAGAGGAGCTGGAGCGCCTGGAGCATGAGCTGGTCCGGCCGTCCGTGACGGATTTCGGGCAGCTCTCCGAAATGTACCAGCACTTCCGCGACATCCACGTCGTCCGCAGGCGCGGACGCGAGAACCGGTACGTCGTGCGGAAGCAGTTCATCTTTATCGCTGTCTGGGCCTTCTGCCCCGGCGCACTCATCGGGACGCGCCCCCCGAAGCGGTTCCGTGCCGAGCTGGCGAAGGTCATGGGCCTCAAGTCTCCGCAGATCATATCCGAGGAGCTCAAGGACCTGCTTTTCTACTACACCACATACACGCAATTCCGCACCGAAACCGACCTGAAGTACCGCATCGTCCTCGAACGTATCCAGGAGAGCGACGGCGGACAACAAGAAAGCCGCCCTGAAGGTCAGGACGGCAACTGATTATCTTTCCTATCTCGGGCTATTCCTCCGGCCGGACATCTCCGTCGCCGGGGGCGCTTTTTGTCTCCACGAACTCCCGCAGCGCATCCATCCCGAAGAACGGCAGCACCTTCTCGCCGTCCTTCACGAAGGCGATGAGTTCATCCTTCCCTCCATCCTTCGCCCCTGCCGGGTCGCGGAAAAGCTCCGTCACCGGCACGCCGATGGCGTCGGCGATCTTCTCCAGCTGGCCGACCGGATTCCTGTCCCCCTGTTCGCAGTAGTAGTAGAGCGTCTGCCTGGTGACGCCCAGCCTCGATGCGAGATCCTGAAGGGCGACCCCGTGAGCCTTCGCCACCTCCTTGATGTAGATTTTCATTGCGCTGCGCTTTATCACCGGCAAAAATAAAACTTTCCGCTGACTTTTGCAACGGAAAGCTATTACAAAGCACCTCCGGACGGCCGGAAATGTAGCAGGTATGTATTACTTCTCGACTGTCTTCGGGTCGGTGTACATTCCGAACTCCTTCCCGTTGAGGGTCCCGGAGAATGATTCGTTCCAGATGTACTTGACCTGGATGCGCAGCTGCTTCGGGAGGATGTCGTCGGCCGTGTCGTAGCTGATGGTGAGCTGGTCGTCCTTGTATTCCCACGAGAAGCCGAGCGTCTTGTATGACTGCGATATCCGCGTCATGGAGGGAACGTCGATGATCTTCTGGTAATAGACGTCGTTCTTCCCCTTCCCGCCGGAGAAGAAGGACATCTTGTTGATGAGGTTGTAGGTGTGCTCCCCGGTGCTGATCTGGCTACCGGCCACGGTGATGAACTCCTCGACGGTGTAGGTCTCGCCGGAGACGGAGTACCAGGTCTTGCCGACGAGGTTCGCGGTCGGGTCCTCCTCCGTTCCGGTCTTGGTGCAGCCCGCGATGATGGCGAGCACTGCGAAGATGACGGATAACTTCTTCATAAATGTCTCTGGTGTTGGTTCCCACAAAAGTAGCGATTATTTGCCGGACTGCAATGTGACGGATATCTCCGCTCCGCAGTTGGGGCAGGTGAAGGTGTTGCGCCTGGGGATCTCGGTTAGCTTCTTTAGCGACGGGTTGCCGGTCATGTTCTCATAGAGCGACTGGTAAGTCACTCCCATCTTCTTCGCCAGGGCTTGCAGGGTGATCCCCTTCTGGCTGCAAATCTCTTTGACTTGTAACATAAGGATATTATTTGATGTCGCAAAGGTAAGAAAGAATTTCAATATATCAAATTACCCCCTTATAATATAGGTATAAAAATAAATGTAAAATTTTATACGAAAAATTTGTTTATATCAAATAATACCCTTATATTTGCCCTTGAAAGATAAGGACAAACACTTATAAACGCGAAACATCATGAAACTGATCACGAAAAAGATTGAGAAAGAGTTTGAGAAATACCCTCTCTATTCTCAAGAGAACAAGAGCGAGAAACACGCTATCTGCAAGTTCTTCAATCCCTATGGCATTGGGACCTGGATCGTCTATGAGGCTGAAAGACAGGGCAACGATTGGCTTTTCTTTGGCCTTGTAGAACTGCAAGAAAAAGAGCTGGGTTATTTCACCCTCTCACAGTTGCAGAGCCTCAAAACCCGCTGGGGCACGCCTATGATTGAAAGAGACCTCTATTTCAACTAATCATCAGAAATCCACAACAACTTAAAAACGCGAATATCATGGCACATTTTTTTGACGAAGTACGTGCAATCGTTCTGAACAAGGGCACGAAGAAAGAGAAGATCGAAAGGCTTCAGAAAGAGCTGAAAGTCACCCGCTACGAGGCTGAAACCTTCTACACGCAGCTGTCCCCTATGCTGTCAATCATCAGGGCGACGACGACCCGCCCGGCGGGCGCAAGGCTGCGCTTCACTATGGGCGTCGAGATCGAGTGCTTCGGCATTGACCGCTACGCCATCAAAGCCGCCATTGAGCGGCGCGGCCTCAAATCCCACATAACCGGCTACGACCATCGCGACAGCAAGGACAGCAACAAGCTGGGCTACGACAGCAGCATCAGCGGCGCGGATTCTTGCGAGGTTGTAAGCCCTATCCTAAAAAGCCTCACCTCTCTCGAAACCGTCTGCCAGGTTATCAACGAGGCGGGCGCGCAAGTGAACAAGTCTTGCGGGCTTCACGTCCACCTGGGCGCTGAAAAGTTCACGGTCGAGCAGTGGTGCCGGATCATCCTGAACTATGCCGCCATCGAGGGCATCATCGACAGCTTCATGAGCCGGTCCCGCCGGGGCGACAACAACGGCTACTGCATGACTATTAAGGGCACGATTGAAACGAACATCTATGCCATCTATGAGAACCTTCGCAGAGGCGGACACCATACCATCGGCGACATTCAAGAGGCGTTCGACAATGACCGCTATCACAAGGTCAACCCTATGGCATATAGCAGCCACAAAACCATCGAATTTAGGCAGCACGGCGGTACGACGGACTATGAGAAGATAAAGAACTGGATCGGCTTTCTCACGGCGCTCGTTTCGTGGTCCATCAATCACGAAGAGCTTATTTCGGGCTGCAACACCATCGACGACCTGCCCTTCTTGAACCGGGCGCAAAAGAAGTTCTACAACGGTCGCAAGTCTCACTTTGAAATCTTTGGATAACATGTGCATCATCATAGCAAAGCCGCAGGGGGTCGAGTTACCCCCTGCACAAACCATCTACAACTGTGCCCTTCACAACCCGCACGGCTTCGGGTTCGCTACGGTCGAGGGCGTTTACAAGACTATGGATTTTCGGGCGTTCTACAAGCGCCTGCAAGAGGTCGTAAGTCCGGACATCGCAATGATCCTGCACTTTCGGATAGCTACGCACGGCTCACTGAAACGGGCCAACTGTCACCCTTTCAGAGACAGCGAGACGGGCGTTTCTTTCGCCCACAACGGCGTCCTGGACATCGAGCCGTACAAGGACATGACTGACAGCGAGACGGCTTTCAGAGGCTTGTACGTGCCCCTTATCAGAGAATACGGCCTGGATTCGGACGAGTTGCGCTACGAGGTACACGAGACGATAGGCTTTTCGCGTTTTGCCTTTCTCGGGCCGGATTCGCAGCTGCGCCTTTTCGGCCACTTCTTCAAGTGGCGCGGGTGCGCGTTCTCGAACCAGAGTTTTCTATGATTCTGGGGCCGTCTGGACGGCTTAAAACAGGCTTTCAAGTCCAGAGCGTCCAACCGGTCCCGGGCCGGTTGGGGTAAGCGAAAAACAAACTGAAACGGTATGAAAAGAGAAGATTTGCAGATGATCATGCGCCTGGCTTGGCGCTTCATCAAGAGAAACGGCTACACCAAGAGCGAGGCCCTCAAAAGGGCTTGGCTGAACTGGCGCCTTTTGCAGGCCATGAGGGTCGAGGTCGTCGAGTTCTACTATCAGAAGACGGACGGCACGCTTCGCCAGGCGTTCGGGACCCTTCGCGCGGACCGCATACCCGCGACGGCCGGGACCAAGAGGCCGGTCGAGAACTGCCAGAACTACTTCGACACGGAGAAGGATGACTGGCGTTGTTTTCGCAAGTGCAACCTCGTTCACGTGGGCCGCATAAACGCATAATTTCTGACAATTCAAAAGAAAGTCAGATTTTGAAACACTTTATAAACAGGCTATTTTTGTGCGTGGGCTACCTTTGTGACATTCGCGGGGTAGAGCAGTCGGTCAGCTTGTCAGTTTTACTTGCTGAAGGTCGCCGGTTCGAATCCGGCCCCCGCTACAACGGTAGCCGTAAAAACGTAAGGCAATGAACGTATTGACATTATCCATCAAGCAGAATTTCTTCGACGAAATCCTGTCAGGCGCGAAAACGCAAGAGTTTCGCGAGATCCGGCCATCTTCGCAGGCCCGCTATTGCGAGGTTGACGATGAGGGCTACGTGGTCGTGAAAGACGGCATCATCGTGCCCCGGCACTACGACGCCATCAAGTTTCTCACAGGCGCGTACAACAAGGGCCCCCGGCCCTGGGCGCTCGTTGAGGTCAAAAAGGCTGAAATCCAGCTTTTCGTGGACGAAAATGATCAGTTCATCGAACTTGAGCAGAACGGCGAAACCTACTACGCTGCACAGGTCGTTTACGACCTTGGGGCGGTGCTCGAAAAATCCTAATGTTTCACCCTTAAAACCAGTCGCTGAGTAAGAACACAGAGAACTACCTTTTCATCCAGCGGTTATCGCGGTGGCCGTCAGGGCCTGACCGATCCGTCCAGTGGCCGTATCAGCAACAACGGCCGCTACACCAACCGCCAGGGCGTGTACCGCCAGATCCGTGGCGCCTTCGGCCTTTCCACCGGTTAGGCCATGACACCGCTCCAGTCGGCAGAAGAAAGTATCGGCATTGTCCGGCAGCAGTCGGACAGTGCGATACTTTTTTTGTCGCTGGGGAAGGACAGCCTCGTCCTCCTGGACCTCATGTACCCGCACTTCGAGAGGATCGTGTGCGTGTTCATGTACTTCGTTCCCGGCCTCGAACACATCGAGCGCTGGGTCAGATGGGTCCAGGTGCGCTACCCCCGCATCGAACTCCTCCAGGTCCCGCACTGGAACCTGACCTACATCACCCGGGCCGGAGTGTACAGCACGCCTAACCCGAAGGTCAAGCTCCTCAAGCTGGCGGATGTCGTCGAGACCATCAGGCTTCGCACAGGCATCCGCCACGTCTTCCTCGGAATGAAGAAGGCGGACGGGATGAACCGGAACCTGATGCTGAAGGGCTATGAGGCGGAGCACTACATCCACGACGGCCAGGTCTATCCGCTTGCAGAGTGGAACCAGCGCGAAATACTCGCCTACATGCGCCAGCACCGCCTTCCGGAGCCCGTCCGGTACAGCCTTTCCGCATCGAACGGCATCGGCTTCAATGAGGCGTGCTTCGTGTGGATGGAGAAGAATTACCCGCAGGACCTGGAGAAGATCTATGCCGTCTTTCCGATGAGCTTCCGGATTATGGAGGAGTACCACTACAAGCAACAAAACCAACCAACAACTGAAAAGGAGACTGCCGAGTAAGACGCAGAAAATCAGTAAACGACATCTACACGCAGCTGGACCGGATCAACCGGGCCTATATGATGCAGCCGACCACTTCCGACTTGCAGAGGAACCGTGGCCGGATGCTTCGTGCCGAAGCAGCTGCCGACCGTTATGCCCGGAACATCGCCAACCAGGCGAGCTATCTGGGTGCGGCGCGTAGCGGTCCGCGCCGGACTGCGGAGGACTTCAACAATGCCCGCCGCAAGGCAGATAGCATCAAATTCTCACGCTCCACCTACATGGGGCTCAATAACGGATAGGAGGGTAGCCGAGTAAGAAGACGCAAATCCGCAAATCAACTCATCAACCAGAGGATCCGGCTCCAGCGAGATATCGCCGGTCGGCTTCACGCTATGGGGACCGACGCCTACGCAGTCCGTAACGGGCGTGTCAATCAGGAGGCATTGAGGCTTGCCAATCGGTACGACAGGGTAACATCTGTCGGTACACGCTATGCGGTGAACGCTCGCAACGCCTCCGGAAGTATGGACCGCCCGGTCTCCCGGTCAACCTATATGGGCCTTAACAACGGTTAACCTATGGCAGAGAAGAAAGAACTCGACCTCTCGATGTTCCCGTCGGAGACCCGGATTGTCTGGCGTTCGGAAATCCATCTGAGCACCTACAATCCGCGCATCATCTCCAAGGACGGGAAGAAGCAGCTCAAGCGCTCGCTCAAGAACTTCGGCGTCATCGGCGGCATAGTCGTCAACGAAGGCACCGGGAACACCGTCGTTTCCGGGCATCAGAAGATCACCCTGCTCGATGAGAAGTACGGCTATTCCGAGGACAATCCCACCGAGAACGACTACCAGCTCAAGGCCGAGTTCATCAACGTGGACGAGAAGACCGAGAAGGAGATGAACATCATGTTCAACAATCCGAACGTCGGCGGATCCTGGGATATGGACGCCCTCGCGAAGCTCGTCCCTGATATCGACTACAAGCGCGCAGGTCTCGAAGAGGCTGACCTGTCGCTCATCGGCCTGGACTTCCTCTACCAGACGGAGGGAGAGAACCAGATCGCCAACGCCCTCGATGACCTGATGGCCCCCGTCGAGCAGAAGAAAGCCGCCGAACGCGAAGCCCGCAAGGCCCAGCGCAAGGCGGAGAAAGAAGCCGCCGCCCGAGAGGATTCCGAAGATGACGATGAAGAGCAAGAGCCCGACCCCGAAGCCGACCGGGCCGCGAAGGTCGCCCACATGAAGGACGTGAAGAAGCAGGTGAAGGAGGCCGCACAGGCCAAGGCCGAGAACATGGACGCCTACGTGATGATTTCCTTCGACACCCGCAAGAGACTCGCCGCCTTCCTCGACCGCTTCGGATTCCCTCAGGACATCCGCTTCATCAAGGGCGAGGAGTTCGACGACATGATTGAGCGCATCGACTGACGGAACCCCTTTGACATGAACCACAACACGCTATGCCCAGACGCCCGAAGTTCGACTATGACAGCGATGCTTTCTACGATCAGATTCTGGCCCTTGCAATGCAGGGCCTCACTGACGCTGAAATAGCATACGAACTAAAGGACGAAACCAATCCTTCAAGACCTACCCTTGGATTAGACCCTACCGTCTTCTCCTGCATGAAGAACGGTAATTACAAGTATTGGACTACTGTTCAGAATGAACGACGTTCAGAACGTATAAACAAAGTCTTAGCAAGAGGGCGTGCGCGCGTGAACAGCATCGTCCGTGGTGCGTTCCTGAAATCTGCCCTCGGTGGCAAGGTCATCAAGACGAAGGTCAAGCAGGCGGTCAAGGCCAGGTGCGGCTGTCGTTTCGAGAATGACGGCGCTCCCGTGAAGGATTGCCCGAAGTGCGGCGGCACCGGCTGGTATTACGTGACGGAGCAGGTGGTCGTTCAGGAGGTCGAACACGAGCTCCCGCCCGACACCCGGGCGCTCTCCAGCTGGCTCTATCATCACGATAAGGACTTCCGCAAGATCGAGCGGAAGATGGAGGAGGATGAAGACAGCATCCCGACCGACATCGAGCAGGGCATCTCCATCGACAAGTGGATAAAGGACCAGATGAACGGCGGCGGGGAGGACGCGGAGAAATGATAGTCCCCCAGCCCATCTACTACCCGATGTACCTGAACAAGGATAAGTTCATCATCCTCGTGACAGGTGGCCGTGGCTCCGGCAAGTCGTTCAACGTCGCGACCTTCATCGAGCGCCTGACGTTCGAGCTGTACCGCGACCCCGTGACCAGGGCCAAGATAGTCCACAACATCCTGTACTGCCGCTACACGATGATATCCGCCGAGATATCCATCATCCCGGAGGTGTTCGAGAAGATTGAGATGGACGGGACGGAGCGCTACTTCAAGAAGACGTCCCGCGACATCATCAACAAGATGACCGGCTCGCACATCATGTTCAGGGGCATCAACACCAGCTCCGGCAACCAGACGGCCAAGCTCAAGTCCATCCACGGAATGAGCGCCTTCGTCTGCGACGAGGCGGAGGAATGGACGTCCGAGGTGGATTTCGAGAAGATCATGTACTCCATCCGAAAGAAGGGGATTCAGAACATCATCTTCTGAACCCGACGGACAACAACCATTGGGTTTACAAGAGGTTCATCGAGCGCTCCCACCGCATCGAGTATTTCGACGGCGTGCCGGTCCAGATATCGACGCACCCGAACGTGCTGCACATCCACACCTCCTACCTGGACAACAAGGAGAACCTCTCTCCGGAGTTCCTGCGCGAAGCGGAGAACTGCAAGCTCAACGACCCCGACAAATACGCTCATACGTTCATGGGGCGCTGGTCCGACGTGGCGGAAGGCGCGGTATTCAAGACCATCTACGAGACGGACGCCATCCCTCCGTGGGTGCAGAAGCTCGGCATCGGCCTGGACTTCGGCTACACCCACGACCCGACCGCCGCCATCCTCTGCGGGCTATACGACACCAACCTCTACCAGCAGCAGCTCTTTTACGAGCGCGGCCTCAAGTCGAAGGACATCATCGCTCGGCTCCGCGACTACGACCTCCCGGTGTACTCCGACAGCGCCGACCCCCGCCTCATCGACGAGATTGCGATGGGCGGCGTCCAGATCTACCCCGTTGACAAGTTCCCGCAATCCGTCAATGCGGGTATCGACTATATGCAGGGACTGAACCTGTACGTCACCAGCGATTCTTACGACCTCCAGCAGGAATACCACAAGTACGTCTGGGACAAAGACAAAGACGGCTACTACATCAACAAGCCGATAGATGACTGGAACCACGGCATAGATGCCGCCCGCTACTATTGCCTCGGTTGCCTCCTCGGGCACGTGAAGATGCCTCAAAGCTCAGCAATTTATAACAGATAAAAACGCAAGACCATGCCACCAGTAAGAAAGATTGACGAAATCCTTGCGCTCCCTGACATCGGGCAGCGCATAGCGAAGCTCAAGGAGCATCGCGGCCACTACACCCAGAGAAGCACGACATCATGGACAAGGAGAAGTTCCCCGACGAGAAGGTGCTGACCGAGAAGGGCAAGGTCGTCGTGGACCCCATCACCAAGCGCCAGGTCAAGACCGAGGACAAATACGATACGGTCGAAATCAACCGCATCACCCTCCCGCTGGAACAGGACATCATCAACATCCAGACGGCCTTCACCGTCGGCAACGAGCCGAAGGTCATCTGCGAGACGGACGACGATGGAGAGCTGCGACTGCTCAAGGCCCTCAAGTACACCTTCAAGCGCAACTTCATCAAGTACGTGAACCGCAAGGAGGTCCGCGCCTGGCTCGCCGAGCAGGAGGTCGCGGAGTATTGGTACGCCGCCGAGGACACCGACGGCTTCTGGGCGAAGGTGTGGCGGACCCTGACGAAGGTCTTCACCGGGAAGGAACGCGCCCCGCAGCGCCGCCCGAAGTGCGTCATCTGGTCCCCCTTCAGGGGCGATGAGCTCGTCCCGTTCATGGAGAATGACAAGATGACCGGCTTTCTCCGTGGCTATAAGCAGAAGACCGACAACAACACCGAAGTCCAGTGCTACATGTGCATAACCGACACGATGGTCTATGAGTGGCGGCAGACCGGCGGCGGCTGGGAGGAGACGTCCTTCAAGCACGGATGCCCGAAGCTGCCCGTCGTGTACATGTGGCGCTCGGAGATGTACACGAAGAAGATATCCAGGATCCGTGCCCGCCTGGAAAAGAACCTCTCGCAGTACGCCGACTGCATCGACTATCATTTCTTCCCGTACCTCGTCCACTTCGGCGAGGCGACCAACGTCCAGGGCAAGAGGCGCAACCACCAGATTCAGGTCACTGGCTCCAACGCCAAGGCTCCGATGTACCTGACGTGGGACCAGGTGCCGGACACCGTGAAGTTCGAGGTCACGACCGACCTCGACCTCGTGTATTCCCTCACCGGAACGCCCCGCATCTCCTTCGACCAGCTCAAGAACATGACGCCAGCCTCCGGCGTGGCCTTCAAGTTCTACTTCATGGGCGCCCACATGGCCGTGGAGAATCACTTCGAGGAGGTCGGCCCGTTCTTCCAGCGCCGCGTCAACATCGTCTCCGCCTTCCTCGGGGCGATGAACGCCGACCTGTTCAAGCCTTCGCAGTCCGCAGACATCAGCGTCGAGGGCGACCCGTACATGATCGACAACATCTCCGAGAAGGTGACGACGGCCGTGGCCGCTACCGGCGGTCCCGTCTGGACCAAGCGCTCCGGCGTGGCGTTCGTCGGCAACATCGACAACATCGACGAGGAGGTCAAGCAGCTGGAGGAGCAGGAGGAAAAGAAGGTCGAGCTGGCGGCAGCACCCAAGGGCGCGGAGACCAAGCCGAACCCCCAACCTAAACCCGCAGAGAAATAGCCCGACCAAGAGCGTTTTTATCTGCCTGGCGGCTGCATCGGAGACGGTGCGGCCGCTTTGTTTTGTATTCAAATTCTGACATTTCCCGCTATTGTCGGAATTTGCAAGTATCCGGGGAAGGGTGCGCAGCCCTATATCAAATAATTTTGCGTCAGTTACCAAAGCATCATTCTACGCATATGAGGAAAGAAATTCTGAACCAGCTCAAAACGAGATTTTACAAATACGGGTTGAGCGATTCTGTTCTTGAGAAGATTGCAGCTTGGCTTGAGCCGAGCGTCAAGGAGGAAAAGGACATCGAAACCGCCATCAGCGGGGTCGAACCGGTTCTCTCTTTGTTCCAGTCCGGTGAGGACGCGCACAAGCAGGAGAAACTCTCGCTTGAGGCGCGAATCAAAGAACTGGAGAAGCAGGTTCCGAAGAAGCATGAGGGTGATGACGACGATGACGACGACAAGCCTCTGACGAAGCAGGACATCCTGAACATCGTCACCGAGGCCATGAAGCCCGTCAAAGAAAGTCTTGACACCCGTGCTGCGGAGGATAAGGCAGCGAAGCGTCGCGCCGACATCCTGGCGAAGGCGAAGGAATACCAGATTCCCGAGGCCGTCGCCGAGTTGCTGGCCGTGCCCGACGATGCCGATCTCGACACCTTTATGAAGGACAAAAAGCAGGTGCTTGCTGATAACGGGTTCTCAGCCGTGGAGCCGCCCAAGTCGGCCGAACAGGTTGTGAAAACGGAGAATGCGAGCATTGCCGAGATGATCAGCAACGGTACGAAAGCTATTGTTGAACCTTCAAAAAAGTAATCTGCTATGCCCGCAGGATTCAAGTACAATCTCACTCCGGAAGTTGAGATGGAGGAGCGCTACGACGTTCAGACCGGCATCCGCCGTCGTGGACCGTTCGTGCTCGATACCACCAACATTCCGGCCGGGGCCAAGCTCCCTTCGTTCGCCCCTATGGCGGCGGACCTCAAGTATCATAAGGTGAAGCTGGTCCGCAACTTCAAGGTTGTGGAGGCCCTTACAGCCGCAGGTACGACCCTCAAGGTCGCCAAGGGCTGCTTCCCCTACGTAGGTATGAGCATTGGTAACGGCGCGTTCACCGTCAAGGTCAGCGCTGTTGACCTGACGAACTCCGCCTACGATGCCCTCACCATCGCTGCCACCGGCGTGGCTCTTGCGAAGGGCGACGTCCTTTACGAATCCAAGGCCCACGTGCCCGAGATGACCGTGAAAGCTGACGCTGCCAACAACGCCACCACCATCAAGGTGAACACCGGTTCCGGCGCTTACGTCGGAATGAAAATCACCGATGGCACTCACACTGCCACCGTGACCGGCGTCACCACCGGCGACAGCTACGACACCCTGACCCTCGCCGCAACTCTCGGTGTTGCCCTCACGGCCGACACCAGCAAGCTCAACGAGACGGGCGGTCTGGCCCAGAAGGAAGTCGCGAACTCCGCTCTCTACGAGAACTACAAGGTCGATGACCCTTCCGGCATCAACAACGTTGCCCTGCTCCGCACCGCTGCGGAGATCGAGACCGAGAAGCTCGTGATTCCGTTCTCTGCGGCCGACCGCGAGAACCTCAAGGGCTGGTTCCAGTTCAACGACAACGAGTAATAGGAGGAACGCCGTATGCATCTTACTATCGAATCCCTTTTCAGTGACGCCGGCATCGTAGCCGCCATCATTGACCGTATGCTCCAGACCCGCAAGGACAAAATCTACTGGCAGCAGTACCTGACCTTCCGTCAGACCACGCAGCGCGTGTTCAAGTCCTACCTCGGCACCGTGACCGGTGTCATGGCCGGTTCCATCAACTCCCGCTTCGGTGAAAAGCCGATCCGCGAGCGCCGGAACATCGGATCCGGGTACGGCGAAATCGCCTACCTCGGTGACGCCTATCAGATGTCCGTTGACCGCCTCTCCGAACTCCAGGACCTCATCGACAAGTTCAATGTCGCCAAGCCCGCCGACCAGCAGAACGCCCTGAACGAAATCATCGCTTTCGTGATGGACGACTTCCGCCAGGTCTCCCTCGCGGCCCACAAGCGCATGGACATCGTCGTCGGTTCCCTCCTGATGACCGGCTCCGCCGTCGTCAAGAACAAGGACAACCGCACGGACGTCAACACGCCCGACCTCCTGGAGATCACCCTCCCGTTCCACACCCTCACCCCGACTGCTGCACAGTGTATCGTTGACAGCAAGCTGAAGTTCCTCTTCTACCTCCGCGACCTGGTGGCCCAGCTGCGTCCGCAGTTCGGCTCCTTCGAGAAGATGGTGATGAGCCTCGGCACCTTCAACAAGTACATCGTCGGCACCTCGGAGTTCGGCGAGACCTTCAAGTCCCAGCTCGGTAACGACCAGTTCTATCTGGCCACCGGCCTCATCGGCTCCGAGCGCGCCTCCCAGATTCTCCGCACCCTCGGCCTGCCCGGCATCGAGATCAAGGAGGACTACGTGGAGGACCAGGACGGCAAGAATGTCCAGATCTACGCCGACGACCGTATCTCCTTCCTGTACTCCGACAACCTCGGCTCGATGCGTTGGCACACGCCTTACGAGGCGACCGACCCCGTGCCCGGGCGTCAGTACACCCCTTCCGAGGGAGGTATGCTCATCAGCAACTTCCGCGACAAGAACGGCCGTTACATGGAGTACACCGCCGAGTGGATTCCTGAGTTCACCGCGCCGAACAAGATCGTCAACCTCAACCTGGCGACCCTCAAAGCCGCCCTCGACGCTTAATTGAGCGATGAAGGCAGTTCAGTTCATATCGGATAAGGTCAAAGCCTTCGGGATTTCAATCTCGGAGGCAGACCTTGTTGAGGTGAAGCTGAACACGGGTCTGACGGACGAGGACGATGTGACGGAGGACATCATGCCTACCGTCGCTTACGGTCTTACGTTCATCATTCCGCAGCTCCTCGCACGTCCGAGGAGCATTTCCGAAGGAGGCGTCTCCGTTTCGTGGGACACCAAGGGGCTGCGGGATTACTACTCCCTGCTGTGCAAGCAATATGGAATCAAGGATGAGTTGAGTGATAAGGAGGAGGTGACGTTCCTATGATCTACTTTCCGAACGGCTATATCAAGGTGGTCCAGAAGACCGGCGGCGGCTACCAGAACGGCAAGCCCGTCCCAGTGGGCGAGACGCTCGGCGACCTGATTCAGTGCCACTACGAGACGGTTAGAAGGGACAAGAATGGACAAGCCGACGACAGCTATTTCACCAACTCATCTTACAGGGTCCGGATAGAGCTTCAGGAGTTCAGCGCCCAGGACATCGAGCTGTTCCGCAGTGACGGGACAACCTCTCTCGGGCGGTTCACCGTCCAGAACGCGGAGCGACTGGAGCTCGTCGGTCAGGTTCTCATAACAGTCTGACGCTATGCCAATCCGACGGCTGACACCACAACGCAACGAAGAGGACTACGTTCGCCGTCGATTGGATGAGATGGTGACGAGGCTCATCGAGAAACTTGCGGAGATTGCCGAGGAAGCCTGCGATACGGCCAGGCAGAGCCACAAGTACCAGGACCAGACCGGCAACCTGTCCAGCTCCATAGGATATTGCATTCTCAGGGATGGCGAAATCATCCGCGAAGGCGGTTTCAGGATTGTTAACAATGGCGCAGAAGGGGCGAGCAAGGGAAGGGAGTACCTTCACCGGCTTGCGCAGGAGCACACGGAGGGTATAGTTCTTTTGATTGTGGCCGGAATGGAATACGCGGGATATGTCGAGGCCCGTGGCTTCGACGTCCTGGATTCAGCCGAAATACACACACGCGAACTCATCCGCCAGCTGCTCTCGTCCCTCGGGATATAGGCAATGGCAATAAAGGGAACACCCCATATCGAACAGGACATCTACGACGCGCTGGAGGCATTCTTCGGTGCACGTATCGGCGGCTCTCTCTACGAGGGGGACTGCCGTCCGCTCGATTCCAAGGCGGAGGATGCGGTCATCACCGTGTCAACCGCCGGGGCCGGCCAGATCCAGGCGGGAAAGGCGAAGGTCAACATCTACGTCCCCGACATCGACAACGGATCCGGCCACCCGGTCCCGGACAAGGGACGGATTCAGGAGGTCTCCTCATTTGCCGAGCCCATCATCGAAGCGCTCAACGATTCTGATACTGACTACGATTTCGAGTTGGAGAAAGCCCCAAAGGAATACATCAACCACGAGAACAAGCAGCATTTCGTCAACATCAGTATCCAGTTCAATCGAGTAACATTCAATCAATAAACAACTATGCCAAGAAAAATTATGGCCTGGAGCAAGTGCAAGGTCGAGTTCGGCGTTGCGACTGGCTCTTTCACCATGCCGTCCAGCCTCACCAGCTGCGGCATCATCAAGGACAAGTCTGCCGTTCTTGAAGCTCTGGACGGCGACGAACTGTCCGCCGTGGGAACCGGCGGCGAGGAAGTCGGACACGAGGACCTCGAAGGCGGTCTCCAGCTCACCATCCGCGTCATCGAACCGGAGAACTCCCTCCTCACCGCGCTCGGTCTCGGCGCCGTCGCCACCGGGTCCACGGACTACAACGTCAAGACCCACATCCCCGCCCAGAACTTCGGCGTGAAGGTCACTCCGAAGAACGTCGGCGCCATCGGCATTCAGGCCCCGCTGTCTTCTGTGAAGTACAAGCCGGGCTGGAGCGATGCGGACGGCAACTATGCCGACATCATCTTCCGTATCCTGAAGATCGACGAGGAGTCCGACTGGTACACCCGCTTCGTGAAGGCCGCGCCTGCACAGTCAACGCCCTAACAGGTGGCAGGAAAGTCTGATTATGCAGGCCGGGTGATTGGCCCGGCCTGCTTCAATAAGGCGTTATCCGAATGAGAAAGAACAGTATCGAATCCCAGGCCGCAGATGTGGTGTTCAACCGCAAGATGGTCGTCACCGTAGGCGAACGGACGTTCGCCCTCCCCAGGCCGACGATGGCCACGCTCATCGCAGCGTCCGAGGCCATAGCCGAACTCCCGGAGAGGCAGATGGACCCAGAACGACCGCTGACCGAATCAATGGCCGTCGCCACGTCCTGCAAGCCGATAGGCAGAATCGCCGCCATTCTCCTCCTCGGCGCCCGGAAGGGTAAATCCTCATCCCTGCTGAAAGAAGCGCTCTGGCGGCTCAAGACGGCGCGCTACGGGCGGGAATTGCTCCGTTCCCTCACGCCCGACGAGATGAAGGAGCTCATCTTCGGAATCCTCAACGGGGCGAAGGTTGACAATTTTTTCGGGCTTACCACTTCCCTGATCGAAGTAAACCTGCTGCGAAGGTCAAAGGCGGAGGAAGTGGAAAAATAGACAACGACAGCATCTGGGCGGTCATCCTCGGGATGTCGAAGGGCCTCGGGCTCACGATTGACGAGGTTCTCTACGAGTACAGCTATGCGCAGCTCTCCCTGCTGAGCGCGACCCTACCGACCTATGACTTCGACACGTCGGAGGAGAAGCGCAAGGAGGACGAATGGGACGACCGGCTCGATGCGAACATACCAGGTAATTTCACAGTGTAACGATGGCGAACGAAGGTACATACTATGGCATAGGCTTCGACACCTCCGAGGCCAAGAAAGGCGGTCAGATCGTCGTTGATGAGTTCAACAGGATCGGACGGTCCGCTGACGCCGCAGGGAAGAAGATGGACGCACCCTTCAAGCAGATGAAGTATCACGTAATCACGCTTGAGGAGGCTTTCAAGGATTCCCGCGACAACTTCGACGGTACCTTCGACGACCTGAAGAAAGCCATCGTGTCGGCCAAGGGCGTGTTGCAGGAACTGAAATACCAGTACCGCGACACCCTTGACGCCGTGAACAAATCCGGAGATCCCGGGATGTCCAAGATGCTCCGGCAGATCAAGCAGGACATCGACATCCAGGAGGCATCCATCGCCGGTCTTGAGGCGCGTTACAACTCGATGGCCGGTGACACCCTTCCGAGGTTCACCACGCAGATCCGGCAGGTCTCGAACGAGATGATGCGCCTCGCCTCCGAGGGCAAGCAGGACTCCGAGGAATACCAGCAGCTTGAGCAGAAGATGCGCAAGCTCATAGAGGTCCAGCGCCAGTTCACCATCGAGCGCAGCAATATGCTCGCGGGCGCCGGGAACCTGTTCTCCGGCATGGTGAACGGCGTGCAGGGGCTGATGGGCGCCTACACCGCCGCGTCCGGCGTCGTGGGAGCGTTCACCAAGGACCAGGAGAAGCTGATGCAGATCCAGACGAAGCTCCAGTCCTCCATGTCCATCCTGATGGGCCTTCAGCAGATGGCCAACACCCTCAACAACACCTCCGCCTTCCGCATAACCATCGTCACCAAGGCCACGCAGCTCTGGCACGCCTGGAACCTCCGGACCGCGAAGGGCCTGATGACGCTCGGCACGTCGGCGCAGTTCGCCCGTACCGCCGCCATCGGCCTGCACTCCGCTATGCTCCTTCTCGGCGGAGCCGCCATCATCGCAGCCATCGCCGTCATCTCCAAGCTCACGGAGGAGCAGAAGAAAGCCCGCGAGGAGCAGAAGAAATGGCAGGAGCAGGTAGGCCAGAGCGTCGGTTCGCAGCTGGCCGAGTACCGACGCTTGCAGGCAGAGTGGGACCGCTGCAACGGCTCCCTGGAGAAGCAGAAGGCGGTCGTCGAGAAGAACCGCGAGGCTTGGGAGAAGCTGGGCTTCGAGGTCAACGACACCAACGCCTACGAGGATGTGGCCGTCAAGAACTCCGAGGCGGTCGTCAATGCACTCGTCGCCAGGGCGAAGGCCGCAGCTTATGCGTCCCTTGCCGAAACAAAATACGCCGAGGCCATCCAGCTCCGCCTCGCCGCCGAGAACGTCGGCACGAAGTGGTGGCAGAAGATGGTTGTGGCGATGGCCGGTGCCGGTGACGAATACGGAAACGGCGGCATCAGCCCCGAGATGCAGGATGAAATGCTCGCGTCCTTCGCCGAAGGCAATCGGCAGAAGATGCTCGACAAGGCTGAAAAGCTGGAGCAGGAAGCCGAGGACCTCATCAAGAACGGCATCGCCCAGACCGACATAGCCTCCGACCTTCTGAAGGGCCTGCCTACCACCGTGAAGAACACGACCGGCGCCACGGGCAAGACCTATGAAGATGCGCTGGCCGAGATCCTGAAGCAGACCGATAACTTCCGCAAGCAACTCACTGATGCGCAGCGCGAAGGCATTCGCGACGCTTTCAATGCCGAGATGGACATCGCCAAGGGAGTTGAAGACTGGGAGACCTATTACAAGGCCCAGCGCGACCTTGCCAAGTTCAACTATGAGCAGCAGAAAGCGGACGCCCTCGCCGCTTATGAAGCGACCGAAAAGGAGGTTGCTGCCAAGCGTGCGGAATGGCAGAAGAATGGCTGGGACACGTCCGCCCTGGACGATCAGCTGCAAGCCGCCGCCGACCTATACAAGCAGAAGTCCGAGAACATCGAAGCGACCTACACCACCACGCTCCATAAGATTGAGGGCGAACAGAAAGAGACAAACGACCGGATGGCCGAGAAGGAGCGCGAGGCGCTTGAGAAGCGGGCGAAGAACCGCATTGAATACCTCAAGCAGTATGGTACTTTCGAGGAGAAGCTCGCCGCGACCATCGAGGACTTCGATGCCAGGATCGCGGCCTCCGAGGATGAGTTCGAGAAGAAGTTGCTCGGCGCCCAGAAGAATGACGCCATCATGGAGCTGTACCGTCAGTACAGCGAGCTCTACAAGCTCATCTTCGCCGACGTGAAGTCCCTCCACGCAGGACGAGATAGAGAAGGCCAAGAACGACGGCAATATCCAGGCCCTCACAGAGCTTTACAAGCGCCTCCAGGCGCTGATGAGCGAAGACGAAACCCGCAATCGCGGCTGGGGCTTTGCCGCCATCTTTGGCAACATCGGAGCCCTTCAGGCCGAGATGGACAAGGGTGTGAAGGCAGACCCGCAGAAGGTCGCCCAGTACCAGAAGAACATCCAGGACGGCTTCAAGGAGGTTGGGAAGGTATTCTCCGAGCTTGGTAAGGAGTTCGAGAAGTTCGACGGCGCCCTCGGCGATATCGGCAAGACGCTCTCCGCATTCGGCGACAATGCCGAGACCATCGGCAAGGCTTTCTCCGGC